CGCCCTCTATAACGAAGCCCGTGAAACCTTAAAAGGCCAAAAATGAACCTTACGCCAAACTTTACTCTTGAGGAATTAATCCACACAGACCATCGTCAGTTTGACAATATGCCTGATGCTGATGAATTGGTTAATCTGTACCGGCTGGCTGACTTTTTGGAGCAGGTCAAGGTCGTGCTGGGTGGCAAACCCATAATTATCAATTCTGCATTTAGGTCAAAAGCCGTTAATGATGCCGTAGGATCGTCTGACAAGTCACAGCATAGGCGTGGGACAGCTTGCGATTTTAGAGTGCCAGGCATGACCCCTGATGAGGTTGTCAAGGCTATTATTGAATCTGACTTAGCCTACGATCAAGTGATCAGAGAGTTTGACCGTTGGACACACGTATCAATCCCCAATATTGAAAATGCTGAACCCCGCAACATGGCGCTGATCATTGACAAATCTGGAACAAGGATGTTTGCTTAATCGGCAAAGATGTAAAGCAACAGGACAATCCCGCCAATGCCAATAAGTGCGCCAACCGCCATGACTAGGATGGTAATAAATACTTCCATTACGTGTTCTTTTCCTTGAGTTTGGCTTGCGCCCATGCAACACCTTGGTCAAAGGTATCGGGCATATCTTCTATTTCTTTCCAATCTGCATCTGTCAGCCCTACCCATGTGCGCTCTGGTAAAGCGGTGTAAAGTGGCATTGGAAAGCATTTGTGGTCATCGTTGTCACTGACATTGCCATCCGCATCCATCCACGCCACAGGCTCTTGCTTTGTGCGCTGTGTCATATCAATTCCCGCTGAATAGGCACAAACCGCCATTCACGCTCTGCCCTGCCAGACTTTGACTTGGTGGTCTTGCCGGTCAGCTCCACCATACCCAATCTGGCAAGCTCAGGCAGCCGCCTGGCTACCTGATTTCCGTCCAAGCCGGTCAGCTCTGCAATACCGTCCTTTCCTCGCACACCAAACCGCTGTAGGCAATCCACAATCTGCTCAAAGTGCTGATCGGCAAACGTGACCTGAGCTGCGGCGGCGTGGCTGGTCACTGGATCAAGTGACCGTGCTCGATTAAAAAGGGATGTCATCTCTAGCCCCTGTATTTGTCTTTTCCTCCAAGTCATAGCAATTTGCCCATCCTGTCCAGCCACCATCTGCCAAAGGTATGGTGTCTAATTTAATTTTAAAATTCTCACCATCTTCAAACAAACTGCCAATGGTCTGGTAACGTTTCTTTTCCTGACCGTCTTTGTTGGTGTATGTGCCAGTAATGACAACGATGTTTTTAATTTTCTTCATGAAAGGCTTTCAAGTTGTTGGATTTTTAGGTCTACATCACCCAAAAACTGGATGACTGAATTCTCAAGCAAATTAACCATTTCGGGGTCATAGTTAATACGCTTGATGAATAGCTGATGTTTTTCTGGCAATCTGGGATCGAAACTTACAAAGTCGCACCAAGGGCGGTCGGCGCAGGCCATTTGCCACATCATTTGCGTTATGTATTTGGCTGGCACAGTCTTACTTAACAGCGTTTCAATGTGCGTGGCAGTGTTTGGCGCTTTGATTTCGACCATCCCCTCATTTGCCAAACCGTCAGGAGACGCACCCGAGTTGGTAATCCAAGGGTGGTCAATAAACCCCACCTCGGTCACTAGTAAGTCCATCCGCGCCTCGTAAGCAGCTCTGGCAAACGGCTCGGTGTCTGTACCCCATTGCATGGCTGAATTGCTGTAAGACTCGGCAGGCTTGCCTGTCAAGCGTTCACAGACCAGTTGAGCAAGGTAGTTATCCCTGCTGGCGCTGTAACCTGTCTTGGTCTTGGCAATGATGTCAGCCACACGGCTTGCGGTGACCTTACCGCATCTAGCGGCAAACCATTCAGGACTTTTTTGAATTACATCACGCAAATTTTCCATATAACTCTTTCCTTTTAAGTTGATAAATATTGCTTGCGTCTTGTGGTGTGTCAAAAGTTCCTAAATGAATTTGCCTGTTTTGGTAGGAAATTCGTGCAGAAAATTTGCCAGAACAGTTAACACGAACACCCATAGGTAAATCAATTCTGCGTTTTCTGCTTTTGTGATTCCAAGCGTTTTGCATAACCGTGGCTTTTCTAAGATTTTCTGGTCGGTCATCCAAAGAATTACCATTAATGTGATCAAGGCATGGTTTAGGCCATTCGCCATGCGTTAAAAAATAAACAAGATGCCCTCTTTTGTATTTTTTTCTATCAATTTGAACAACCCAATAATTTTTGTTTGCATTTCCACGTTGCAAACATCCAGCTTCTTTGCCAACTAAATCAGGATGGCGTTTAGGTGGTTGAATCCAAAACAATTTGCCTGTTTCAATATTAAGTTTTAATCGTTGTTCCATTATTCTTCCCTCGCTTTCAACATGGCATCTGCCATTTTGTACGCCCTAATTGCAAATTCTTGCATTGGCGCGGTAACTTCAGAAGCTAATAAACCTTGCATAACCTTTGCCGCAAAGTAGTCACGCAATGTCATGCCATAGGCCACGCTGTAATTGTCATGTTTTCCATCAGGAAATGAATAAGGAAATGCTGGTGGGTTGTTCATTTGCCCTCCAACATGGCTTTTTTAGCGTCTTTTTTGGCAATTACCTTAGCCTGCCATGCCTGTTCGCCGTTTGTGGCCTTGTACGCCTGTTTATAGGCATCTTGCAGCTCTTTAAGCGTAGTGACCTCATCCATCACCGCCAATAAATCAAGGATTTGGTTTTCGTTGACCGTGGACTTGATTTCAGTGCGGCGGCTGGCGCTATTGCCATCGTCATCCTCTGGGGCAAGGCCGGTGGCGGCAAGCAGGCTGTAGCGTCTGGCGTAGGTCAAAGCCGAGCCATAACCCTGTGGGTCTTGTTTACCGGCAGGTACGTGCAGCATCCCGCATTCCATGACCTCGCCTGATTCGTGGACAAATACGGTTTCAACCAAAACCCCATCTTTGCATTCAAAGGTGCGCTGCATAAGGGCTATGCCATTGGCGTTTAAAGCGTCTACAACAGCCTCAACGCAATTAGCCAGGTCAGCATACTTAGACTTGAAATGCGGGTTTGTGGACGTTTTGAGCGCAGGGCCAAAGGCACGTTGAGATTTGACAAATGCCGCGGCAATGTTTTTTCCAATTGGTGTTTCCATGATTACCTTTTAATAAAATTTTGGGCCACAAGTCACATCCACCAATGTTTCGGCGGTGTAACCATTGATCTTGCGTTTACCGTAAATCGTGATGGCTCGCAGGCCATTCTTTTCGCATTGTTTGATTGCGTCTATGACTTCATTCCTGCCCATTGGTTGAATGTTTTTGTCCATGACCAGTTTTTGGTCTGTTTCTGGATCAAAAGCGCAAGCTGTCATTAACAATAAAAGTAAATATCGCATTAGGGTCTCCAAATAAAAAGGTCAAGCAAGACCACCACAATGGCGGCGACTGAAACGATCCACAGGGCGACCTGCGCCCAATCGGTTGGTTTGGTGTATTTTTCAATGTCAAACATATTTGCCTTTCAAACGCACAAAGGTGCGAATTCACGTTCAAGGGCTGATATAACGGTGGCTGAAAGCACGTTATAGAGTTCGGTAGTGCAAAGGTAGGCGTGCCACAAGTTGCCGGTAACTGGGCAGAAATAACAGTCAAGGGGGGCGGTTAAGTCGCCATGTTCAACGACAAGGTGCTCAAGACCTTGGTCAATCATAATGCGTGCGTCTACAGCGGGAAGCGTTGCAATGTGTTTCATACTTACTCCTAAAAGACCCTATGCGAAATTGCTGGGGCATGGATGTATTGTTAAGCCAACTAAACAAACAGTCAAGGATTATTTCTAGGGAGTTTCCCTAATGTCGCTTTATTGTTAATCTGCCTTTACAATATTGCCATGACAAAAGATCAATTAGTCCATCTTGCAGGCTCACAGACTGAGCTTGCCAAAATTCTCGGCATCAATCGGGCGGCGGTTTGCCAGTGGAAAGCTGTGCCAGAGCTGCGAATGCGGCAGTTGAAAGATTTGCGACCTGAATGGTTTGTATTAGATTAAAATGTGGACTTGGCTACCCTTAGCGGGGGAAAAGGCGATTCGTTACCGCCCTGCCATAGTCTCTTTGTAACGACGACCGACAACGTGAGGTTTATATGTTATTGATACCCAAAAATTGGGCTGTTTTCCAGCACTATAAGAATCGACTTCCTCCTTGGATTAAATTACACCGTGAACTCTTAAACGACAGGGTTTATATGAGCTTGCCACTTGCTAGCAAAGCGATAGCGCCTTTGATGTGGTTGCTAGCATCCGAAACTAAAAACGGCAGTTTTGATGGATCATTGGATGAGCTTGTGTTTCGGTTACACATTACAGAAAAAGATTATCGAGATGGCGTTAAACCATTGATTGATAAAGGATTCTTTATTGATGCTAGCAAGACGCTAGCAGATTGTCAGCAAGTTGCTACCCCAGAGAGAGAGAGAGAGACAGAAAGAGAGACAGAGAAAACCTCTATTTGTCCACCTGACGGTGAACCCAAGCCCAAAAAATTACCAGAATGCGACCACAAGGCAGTCATTAAGCTGTACCACCAAAACCTGCCCACAATGCGTAGGGTAGAGGTTTGGAACGAAACAAGGGCTGGATACCTGCGACAACGATGGCGGGAGGTAGCGGCAGAGCTGGCGCAAGCAAACGACATTGATGCCAATGATGTGCTTAACTGGTGGGGACAGTTTTTTCAATCTGTCAGCAAATCCAGATTTTTAACTGGCAGGGTTAACGGCAAAGATGGTCGGGCATTTGTTGCCGACTTGGAATGGATACTGAAACCAAGCAATTTTGCAAAAATCGTAGAGGGAAAATATCATGGCAATAACTAAATTTACCCAGCAAAAAGATGATTCTTTTGATGAAA